TCAGCTAGATCAGTCATTTAGTTGCTCCTGTTTTTCTAGCAGGCCCGAGAGTTCCTGTGCTACATAATTCAAAGCCGATAGCTCACCCATAAGGTTTTGATACTGCTCCATCGACTTTACGCCGTTGTTTTCCAACAATTCTAAGACTTGTACGCGCCGGTCCTTTATAGACTTTTGGACAAACTGTACTAAGTATAGTGAATCCACATGCGCTCCATCTCAGAAAGTCTTATCTATATACCACGACAATCTAAAACGAGCAACTAATATGTCCACATGACAGGTCCAGTGGTGCGAATATCCACGTGGACAAACGTCTTGGCAACGCCGATACCGCCAAAACCTAGTTTTAAGGCTTCTTCTACTATCTTTCTGCGCTCAATGCCGTTGTCCGCATGGATATCCGCCGCAATGCCCTGTGCGTGGGTGCCGGGCTTTACCTTTGCCTTTTCAATAGAATGATCAGGGGAGCGGTAACCGGACGTTATATGAAAAGGGAAGTCACAAGCTTCGCGAAGTTCGTCCAGACGTTCGACAAATTCCGGAACAATCTTGTTTTCGCCCGTTTCCTGACAAGAAAATTCTTCTTCTGAAAAGTATTTGTAGCTCATTCTTTCTTGCCAGACCCTAAAAATAAGCCAAAAGCGCCCGTTAGAGCGCCAGTCATGACAGACACCAATGCCGCCTGCTCTGGGTTTGGATCAGGTAGATCCATAAACCATTCCACCACACGGTAAGTCATAAAAATCATTACGACCATGACCAGTCGCGGCAAAATTCGCCACTTGTCCAGTGTGTCTGGATGAATCATTTTTCGCGAGCGACCTGCTTTGTCTTCTCAAAGGTGCGTAAACCGCCAAGGCCAAGCATCCCAAGAAGCACTGTCAACAAGCTTTCCATCTCAAATACAGGTAGCGGAGGGGCATCCACACCAGCGAATGTAATAACAAAAACAGCCATAGGCTGACCCACAAAGTGCCAAGCCAGAGCAACGCCGCAAGTCCAGCCCACAAACGGCCTCCAGCCTGCGACAAACATTGACTTGTGTGCCGCTTCAGCCTTGTTAATCTCAATCTGGCCCTTGGCAAGCTCTTGGGCGTGTCGCTCTGACATCGTCGCAATTTCGTGCGCGAGCTTCGCCTTTTCATCCGCATCCGGTATAAATTTGTCAAGTAGCCCCGTAACAGGGCCAATTAATGCCTGCAACATGTAAACACCCCCTTACTTTGTTAGCAACTGGTGTACCGTGAGCCGCGGAGCGCGGCACCCATGCCACGTTTCTTGCCGGTCGTAGACTTACCCATGGCTATATCAGGCGTCTTTTCTTCCTTTGCTACAGCATACGGAATAGAGCCCTGACCTTGGATATCAGCCTTAGCTACAGGATTTGGGGGGTTCTTGGGCGGCGCGCCGTCTACTTTAACTTTCATATCAACTACCTCGTTTTAACAATTCACGTTCCATAGCGGCATCAATTCTAGCGGCGGTTTGCCGCTCTTGACTAGCAAGCCGTTGCTGGAATTCCGTCTGCTTATTGGCCATACGCTGTTGATCCAACTGCAACTGAGCCTGATCCATCTGAGAATCAAACTGCTGTTCCTGTGCATCCAACTGAAGCTCTTGTTGCTTGAGTTGTACAAGCGGATCGGGCTGGTTCTGACCGGTAATCTGCGCGGTAAGCTGTTTCAGCTTGGCAAACTCTTGCGCGTTCATCTGAGCAACCATGGATTCAAGCTGAAGCTCTAAGTCCGGTGTCAACGCTTGACCGCCTGTTTGTTGCAAAAGTTGAGCCGTAGCAAGCTCTTGGCTCTTGACTTTAACGTGTTCCATGATGTGCTTTTGCAGTGAAATAGCCGATTGCGGAAGTGCCTGAAGCATGGGCGACGTGCCAAAAGTCAAATGCGTCATGATATGAGCATCGTGATCTTGCCCCTCAAATGCCCTTAACTGCACATTGTCCATGGCATCAATGTTTTCTTGAGCCGGATCTTTCGGGACGGGATCTTCAGAAGAAGGCGCAATCAAAATCTTATCAATGTCATTAACGCCTAAAGCCTCATACATACGACGATACGCTTCGTGTATGTCGTGTATTTGCGGGGCTTGCGTAGCCATCTGCAACTGAGACTGCGCCAAAGAAATACGCTGTGCTTGTGAGAAAGAGTTGGGGTTTGATACAGGGACCACGTCTACCCGGTCATCAAAGTCCTCCCGCATGACCGCACGATCACCGCCCGCTACCGCATAAGGGTACTCCTGCGGTAAATACTCAGACATCACCCGCGCAAGAAGCTTAAACTCCTGACGCATCCCATAGTGCAGGCGCTTGTGCACCGCACTCATGACCCGTGAGCCCTGTTCCAACAACGCTACCGTCGTACCGACAGCCGCCTGCTGGTTACCATCGCCCACCTTCATGTCCGTAATCGTCGCGAACCGACGACCCGCATCAACCACAAAGCCCAAAAGCTGGAACAACGTGGTGTCCGGACCCTTGAACGGCAAAGGCATCAAGGAGTCTCTAATAGCGCCACCGGGCGCATCTACGTCCCTGAACTCACCGGGCTGTAGCGGCTCCTCATCGTCCCTGACCCGTAGGCCACGGGCCTTGAAGCCTGCTGGTAGGTTTGACAGCGTACCTGCGTCAATCAACTGACGTAGCGCCGCGGTGGCTGTGCGAGACAAACCACCAATGGTGTGGATTAAACCCAGACCATAGAACCCAAAACCGGGCAAAAACTTATAGTGTACAAAGTATTGGATCTTTTTCTTTAGATCATCATCTTCTTTAAAGTTGCGTCGAATAGACAGCACTTGGCCGCTATCTTCGCTTATCGTGACGATATACGGTATCTTAATGCCCGTTGGCTCGCCATCTTCCCCCGTGTCTTCAAACCCGTCCAGATCAAGATTGACGTGGCACTCAAGCAAAGTGCAGTCATAATCTATGTTGCTTGGCTCAACGCCCTCCAGTTTATTCATCTCATCCGAGACTTCATTACTTTCACCCTGAGAAGGAATAACAGGGATGTCTCGGTAGAAACCCATGACCTGCCGAATACGCAGATCGTTCAAGCTCATCTTGACTACCTGCGTAATGTTTTCACAAGAGTCCAAATCAGACGCGCCGTAGGGCACTACAAGGTCCTCTGCAGGCACAAACTTGCTTACCGCACGGTCCACGGCCTCATCGTAATAAACCTTTTTAAACGTCGATCCAGCCAGCGGCAAATAGAACAACATTTGGTCAAATTCAGGGGTATATTCCTCCATCACGTCCGTGATGTAGTAATTCATAAACTCACGAACACGGTATGCCTGCGCCTCATTGTCCTTGGTCTTTTCACCAACAACCTGAGTGCGAACTGGACCCGACGGCGGCAAAAGCTCATTAAATGCCTGTGCCTGAAACTGAGTGGCCGCCTCTGCAAGCAGTGGATGCGTTACACCTGTAGCCCCACGAAAAGGCATCGTGCGGTCTTCATAGTTGTATCCTAAAAGCTCCAAGCCCTTGGAATACGCGTCTTCCCACTCGGAACGCGAGGCTTTATTGCCATCAAACTCGCCTAAAAGCTCTGAAGATAAGCGACCAAGCTCTCTGTCATCCAACTCTTCGGCTAAGTTTCGATAGAAATCGCCGTCGTCAACACCGACCATGGCCATGGGATCAAAGTCGATAGTAACGCCACCGTCTTCTTCCTTCTCAATTTCTATGCCCTCTGGCAAGATTTCGTTGGCTTTACCGACAAAAGTGCCCGGTGCGGCCACCTCAATGTCCAACTCCATCTCTTCCTCGTTAAGATCCGGCCCCATGGCCGTGCTATCCATCAACGAGGATAGCTGTGCTTTATCGTCACCATTAGCCATCAGGCTCTCCTAGTGTACGGGGCGTATGCGCCTACGCCGCGTCTTATATCATACCCTTGGAACATGTTCCGTGCTACGGGGGCCATGGAACCCACACCGCCGCCCATGGCGTAATTTTTAACGGCGGCCTCTGCTTCGCGCTCTTGTCGCTCCTCTAAACGCTCTTGGTTCTGTTCCGGAAGATCTTCGTTGTATTTCTCTAATTCTTTTAATTCTTTAGCTTTTTGAACAAAAAACGCGGTATTTAAACGAGATTCTATGTAATCCTCTCGGGTTTCCTGTGGGCCTTCTTTGGTGCTTCTTGCGTCCCGGTCCCATTCTGCTCCAAAGACTAAATTAGCTAGGTCGTCGTAGTGCCTGCTCATTCTTTTGTCTTCTAAAATATCTATTAAACGCTCTTGCGCTTTAGACGGTGTCATCTCGACGCCAGAGTTTTGATAGTATTGTTGTCTAAACATTTCCACAGATTGTAACCACTGCTCTTCGTTCAAAGCAGTCATCCCATCTACAATCCGCAGTTGAGTTTCATTAAGCTCCGGAAATTGTTTATGACGATATTCGTGAGCATATACAAAAGGTGTTGCCGCGTCGTGTATTACGTTAACGGTCCCTACTTCCGTGGGAACGTTTGAAAAACCCCTTGAGGTATACCCTGATATAGGCTCATCAAACGTGCCCATAGGTAAGTTTGTTTTGTCCGGGTTAATGTAAAAACCCTTGTAATTAAGTTTTTCAGTGCCCGGTAAACCTTTAAACCCGTGATAACGAGCAATAGAGGGGTCTATGTCCGCCGCATAATTGCTCTGAGCGGCAACTTCTATAGCAAGCTCATTGTCAAACGCCTGCTCTCGAAGTCGCTGGCGTTCTAAAGCCGCTAAGAATTCGGGGTCTTGTTCTACTTCTCCGCCATTAGCATAGCCGCTTGGATCATCAGTATTAACCTGACCTTTCTCCACCAACTCTAAAATCATGGATTCCGCTTCAGCTTTGCTTTGTGCCGGTAAGTTAAAGCCAATGTCATTGTTTTCTAGATCCATGCGCCGTGAAACAATAGGACCGCCCGCAATAGGTCGGAACTCTCTAGCGTCCGCAAAAAATTTGGCTAAGTCAGGGTTTTCTGTTTTGGACGCCAGCCACCCTAATGCCACGTGACGAGCGGCATCTTTTTGAGGCACAGATAAACCGTAACGATCTCCTATAGAAGACGCCCAATCGGTATCTTGCTTAGGGATGCCCAAATAATGAGCCGTACCTTCCTCCAAGCCTTTGCTCAAAATTTCTTTAAACAAAGCGCCTATTCCACGTGAGGTGGACGACATTATCGGGCCATGGGCATGATGCCCTGTTGCATTACAGGAGCCGTGGGCCGTGGTGCAGTGCGCGCTAGATTACGGCGAAGTGCCGCTTTTGACCGGCTTTGCAAAAAGGATTCAAGGCCTTGTCCGCTGTTAGCTTGTAGGTTCATGTCGCCACTAAGCTCAACAATGCCTCCGGAGGCAAAGCCTGCGTTAAGTTTTCTAAAGTCTTCAAAAGACATTCTTCCCGCGTTGGGGTCCGAGGTCGTAGAAGCCGCTGGGTTGTTTAAAACAACGCCGTCAGTAGTTAACGTCACCCCCGCGACAGCAGGTGTAGAAAGACCCACCGTGTTAGTGGTTGGAGGCGTGGTGGTGTTTGCCGCCGCCGCTTCTGCCGCCGCCTCTGCCGCGGCCTGCTCTTCCATAGCCAGTATTGCGGCTTGTGTTGAGGTCAAACCCGTTTCGCCAACAGGTACATCTCCAACATTTGTTGCAGTGCTCGTTATGTTGCTTGTATCAACGACCGTCTGCGGGGTGGTATTCGCAGGTTCAGTATTCGCAGGTTCAGTAGTAACCACATTGTTGCCCAAAAAGTTTTGACCTTCTGGAGAAGCAATAATCGCATCTTCTATCTGTTGAAGACTCATGCCCGAGTTAACCCAGCCCATCACAAATTCATTAGGTCCGGGATCACGCCCTAAATGTTGCCGGTAAAACCCTCGAACTTTGTCCGGAGTCACTGTATTTGCGGCGGCGGCACGTGCGCTTGTAATTTGAGCAAGTTCTTCTGCCGAAGAAACGGGGGTCCCTGTAATCGCAAAGTTTTGCGCTTCAGGAGAATTCATCACCTCCTGCTCTATCTGACCCAGCGTCTTTCCCGAATTGACAAACTGCATGACATACTGATTGGGGCCGGGATCACGGCCAAGGTACATGCGATAAAACTCTCGGACTTTGTCCGGAGTTACCACGTCCGCAAAAATATCT